ACAGCAGGTACAGGTGGATCTGGAACAACTATTGCTTTAGCCTCTACTTCTGGTTTTCCAACATCTGGAGTAATTAAAGTTGATGCAGAATTTATTTCATATACAGGTGTGGCCTCAAATAATTTAACAGGTATTACAAGAGCTGTTGCCGGAACTAGAGCAGCACATAGTTCAGGAGCATCTGTTGAATTTTATACTGCATGGGGACAACCTTCATTAACTTCATCCACCATACTAGATCCGGGAAACTGGTCCCTTGATAATTTTGGACAAATTTTAACAGCAACTGTTTTTAATGGTAAAACTTTTACTTGGAATTCAGGTATTAGTGGTGCAAGAGATATTAGAGCAACAGTTATGGCTAATGCTCCAACTAAAACAAGAATCACCCAAGTGTCCGATAGGGACAGACACGTATTTCATTTTGGAACAGAAACAACTATTGGAAACACATCTACACAAGATCCAATGTTTATTAGGTTCTCGGACCAAGAAAATTTTAATGAGTATCTGCCTACAGCAACCAACACTGCAGGAACTTTTAGGTTAGATAAGGGTAATTTTATTGTAGGAGCTGTTTCTGGTAAAGATTATACTTTAGTTTTAACTGATAGTTCAGCATATGTTATTCAATATGTGGGACCTCCTTTTACGTTTTCAGTTAGACAGGTAGGTACAAACTGTGGTTTAATTTCTCAAAACGCGTTAAGTTATTCTAATGGACAAGTTTTTTGGATGTCTGGTGAAGGAGGATTTTTTATGTATGATGGTACTGTAAAAACCATACCTTGTCTTGTTGAAGATTTTGTATTTACAACAAATGGAGATCATTTAGGAATTAATTACGATGCAGCAGAAATAGTTTATGCAGAACATAATACTTTATATAATGAAATTAATTGGTTTTATCCAAAAGCAAATGCTATTCAAAATGATAGATGTGTTACATATAATTATGCAGAACAAGTTTGGACTACTTCTTCATTGGGAAGAAGCACTTATGCAGATCAAGGTGTTTATGATTTACCTTATGCAACAGAATATAGTACAACTGCAACTCCTGTTTTTGATATACAAGGAGTAACTAATATAAATGGAGCTTCTATTTACTATGCTCATGAAATAGGAACGGATCAAGTTAATAGCTCAGGTACAACTTCTATTGATGCATTTATTCAATCAGGAGATTTTGATATTACTAATTCGAACAATATAGCCAACATAGCTGGAGATGGTGAATATATTATGTCTGTTAAAAGGTTTATACCAGACTTTCAACTATTAACGGGAAATTCAAAAATTACTTTATTGGTAAATGATTATCCGAGTGAAACAGCTTCAAGTTCTTCACTAGGACCCTTTACAGTAACTTCTTCTACTGATAAAGTAGATACACGTGCTAGAGGAAGATTAGTAGCACTTAAAATAGAAAATGATAGCACAGGTGAAACATGGCGTTATGGCACATTTAGACTTGATGCAAAACCAGATGGTAGAAGATAATGGCTAAAATAACTGCATACATACCTGAACCAAAAGAAGAATATGAAGTAGAAAACCAAAGACAAATTTTAAGGTCTTTAAACACTGTTAAAGATGAATTAAATTTTTCTTTTCAAAATGATTTAAAAGAAGAACAAGATACTTATAATTATTTTTTATCCTAATGACTATACAATATAAAAGCGAAGTTTTTGATTTAACCACAAATAATTTAACTACAGTATTAACTATAGCTACGTCTGCTATAGCAATTGTAAAAACTGTTCAAGCTAGTCATATAGATGCTTCAAATGTAAATGTTGATTTGTATATAAAAAAAGCTGGAGGAAATAATACAGAAATATCACACGCACAACTTAATAAAAGTACGGTAAATCTTATTGTAGATACCTTGAATTTAGAAGCAGGGGATGCTATAAAAATACAAGCAGCTTCAGCAAATGAAATAACAGGTGTTGTAAGCTACGCTTTAATAGACAGGTCACAACAGAATGGATAATGATATATTAAAAATTAATTGCACAACTATAATTACAATTAGAAATACAATAACAGGGTATATTTATAAAGATGACATGGAGAAAAATTCTGATATAGATAATCCTAATACAGAAACAAAAGCAGAGCATGTGGTACAAGACTTACGAGTTCAAGTATCGTCGAAAGGTTTAAACATTTTACAGAAAGTTATGAATGATAATAAGAAATCTAACACCTAAAGGTGGCACAGAACTTCAATTAAGTTTTTTAAATAAATACGTAGATAAAAAATTATTGGATCAAGTACAGATATGTACAAGCGTTCCTGGTAAAATTCCTATAGATCCTAATAAAGTAAACATACTTTGGCAAAAAAATTCATATGATCAGCCTAATCTTTACTCATGGTTCAAGGACAAAGCAAACCATAATAAATATGATTGGTACGTATTTAACAGTCATTGGAACTATGAAAAGTTTAGAATGGTTTTTAATATTCCTACAGAAAAATGTTTAGTTATTAAGAATGGTGTGGAGAAAATAAAACCTACAATTCCTTACGTAAAAGGTCAACCCATAAAGATTATACATCAAAACACACCTTGGAGAGGATTATCTATATTATTGGGTGCTATGCAATTAGTTAAAAACCCTTTAGTTACCTTAGATGTTTATTCTTCTACAGAAATTTATGGTAAAAAATTTATGGAAGAAAATGATTCTAAATATAAAGCACTTTATGAACAAGCTGAAACTTTAGATAATGTAAATTACATTGGTTATAAACCCAATGAATATATTAGAGAACATATGAAAGATTATAACATGTATGTGTACCCAAGTATCTTTGAAGAAACTTCATGTATATCTTTATTAGAATCTATGTCAGCAGGTCTTTATTGTGTGGTGACCAATTACGGAGCTCTTTTTGAAACTGGCGCAGAGTTTCCTATGTACATTTCATATGATAATAATTACAAAGCTTTAGCTGAAAAATTTGCTTACGGTATAGAAGCTGCAGCAGCAACTCTACATGAAAAAACAATTCAAAATCACTTAACCACTCAATCTAATTACACGCAGCTATACTACTCATGGGAAAAACAAGCTGCTGCGTGGACTAGATTTTTACAAGGAGCTATTAATGTCAAAACCAAATGAACCTATATGGTTTAATAAAGATAAAAGTGTAGTTGCTAATAACGATACTTATCAAACTATTAAAACCAATAAAGTAAATTCAAATGAAAATGTTACTGAAATAAATATAGGAGATATCTCTCCTCACAGAATAATGGTTTGTACTCCATGTCATAGCGATGTTAGTATGCACTACACTCAAGCAGTTTTAAAATTTCAACAAGAATGTTGGAAGAAAAAAATACACTGTAGCTTTACTCTATTAAAATCTTCATTGGTTACCCAAGGTAGAAATTTGTGTGTTGCCGAAACTTTAAATCATCCGGATAACTATACACATTTATTATTTATAGATTCTGATATTGATTTTAATGCTAAAACTATTTTTAAAATGTTAGATTTTGATAAAGACATTATAGGAGTACCTTATCCCATGAAAACATTAAGTTGGGATAAAATGTGGAGAAGAATTAATTTTAAAGAAAATGCAGTTAGTAGCGCTAATGATTTAGCAAAATCAGGTTTTACTTTTCCAGTTAAAATAGAAGACCCTAATTCTATTACAGTTAAAGATGGACTAATGGAATTAACGCATGCCCCAACTGGATGTATGTTAATTAAAAGAACAGTTTTAGAAAAAATGATTAAAGAATATTCTCATTTAGAAATCTTTCAACCTACTATTATAAATGGCAAAGAAGTTAAAAAAGAAAATATGTATAACCTATTTGACACCCTTCATGACCCTATAACTAAACGTTATTTTGGAGAAGATTTTGGTTTTTGTCAAAGGTGGGTAGATATAGGTGGTAAGGTTTATGCTTATATAAACGACTATATTACTCATGTGGGAGAACACTCTTATTGTGGTCGTTTTAGAGACGATTTGGAACAAGCTACAAAACCTGTCAAAGCTATTGACGACGTTAAAAAAATCAAATAAAGTACAACTTTTACAGGATTTCTATGCCTGCTTAACAGTATAAATATATTTAAATTATGGCAATATCTAGATCTTTAATGAACAGACAATTACAAGCAGACGGTGGAATAATGCAAGTTGCACCTAGAGAAAAATTTGGCTTAGGTAGTAAACTAAAAAAGTTTGTTAGAAAAATTATACCTAACGAAATAGCTGATGTAGCTACTTCAGCAGCACCGTTTGTTGCTCCTTTTAATCCTGCTCTTGCAGGAGTAATGTCTGGACTAGGTTCTTTTGATCAAACAGGAAGTATTGGAGACTCTTTAAAAGGAGGAGCTTTAACTTATGGTTTAGGTCAAGCAGCAAGATATTTAGGTGGAGCAGAATTACAAACAGGAAATCCTTTTACATCTGGAGGAGCATTTACTCCTTCTGGTTTTAAAGCAGGATTTAGTATGCCCTTTGCTACATCTGTACCGGGTGTTGAAGAGGGGTTAAATAGTGCTGTAGAAAGTAATTTGTTAATGGGTGAACCAATTGCTACAGGAATGAATTTGACTGGTAGTTCAGCAGTTTCTAGTAGTCCGGCAGCCAGTGTAGGTAATCAAGCATTAGATCTTTTAAAAAAAGGAAGTAAAGCTTTGTTTATGAAACCTGGTCCGAATGGTGTACCTATAGTAGACAAAGCAGCAGTAATAGGTGCTGCAACTTTTGCACTTTCTTATGCAGAGGCTAAAGCTTTAGCTGGTGAAAACGGTGTTGAGTTAACTGAAGATGAATATAATCAAGCTCAAGCAGATGATGTACAAAAAGAGTATGCAGGTTATTTAGAAAATTTTTTAGGAGAAACTGAAGAAAATAGAGCTAACGGCGGAAGAATAGGATTCGAGTCTGGTGCTAATGAAATGATTAAAAATGAATTAATGGAAGGCATAATGGGAGAAATCACCGAAGACGAAATGATTACAATCATGACTGAAAATGGTCCAATACAAATTAAAAGATCAATTTATGAATCTATGCCTCAAATGTTTATGGATACTACTACAAGTGCTTATGGAGATGCAGGTAGAGGAAGACCTATTCCAGAATTTGCTGACGGTGGTAGAATAGGATTAAAGTTTGGTACTAAACCAGAAGAAGCAGAAATAGGTATTATGTCAATTGATGTTGAAGCAGGTGATGACGAAGACGAAGAAGATATGATGATGGCAGGGGGTATTAATTTTAGTAGAGCCGAAAAAGCATATTTATTTAAAAGACTAGGTGGTGGTGGTGGTGCTGATAGATCTTACACTATGCCTAGCCTATACAGAATATTAAGTAACCCCAATAGGTATCCAAGAGATGCAAGAATATTAAAAGAAATAGTTACCATAAATCTTGGTGAAGGACAAAAGGACGGCGGAAGAATAGGATTCGAGTCTGGTGCTAATGAAATGATTAAAAAAAAACTTATGATGGAATTAGGATTATATCCATCTCCTGAAAAAGAATCTTCTGGTGGAATAGGTTTATACCCATCTCCTGAAGAAGAATCTTCTGGTGGAATAGGTTTATACCCATCTCCAATTACAAAAGAAGACTCTGAAATTATTATGACTAAAAATGGCCCCATTTCAATTAAAGAAATTTTTGAAAAAGACACTCCATTATCAGAAGACCTTCTCGGTATGTCAGAAGGTTTTACTTTATCTCCAGTAACACTTCTTCGAAGATATTTAGCAAACAAAGAATTACAAAATAAAGCAGACGGCGGAAGAATAGGTTACGCTAAAGGTGCTAACAGAGTGTCAGAACTATTGATATTAAGAGATGAAAAAATTGCAAACGGTGAAGATGTATCGGACATTGAAGGAGAGATATTTCAATTAACAGGTAAGACTTTTAAATCGGTTGGTGGTATAAGTGATATACCAACAGGTAATATGAGAAAAAACAATGCTGGTGTAGTTGAGAGAGACTACAGAGATGAAGGTGGCTTTGTACCGGTTGGTATTAAGGAAAGAGCCGATGATGTACCTGCTATGTTATCTAAAAACGAATTTGTAATGACTGCTGATGCAGTTAGAGGTATAGGTAATGGCAGTGTTGAAGAGGGGTCTAAAAAATTATACAACACAATGAAACAAGCAGAACAAGTAGGTAAAGCGTAATGGCAACAACTTATAATAGACAAGCACCTTTTATAGAAGGTGCTCAAAAAAATTATATAGATTTATTAACACAATTAGTAGGTAGAGCTCCTGGCTCTGCTGGTGTACCTACGTTAGGGGAACTTGGACCACAGATTGCAGGACAAAATGTTTTAACGCAACAAGCACAACAATTAGCAGCAACTCAATCAGGCCTAGGTCAATTAACTTTTGATCCAACAACTGGAGCCGTTACGGGTGCTGGTCAAGGTACAGGTGTTGCAGGTTATCAACCTTTTTTAGATCAAGCCGCAGCCTATTCAGGACCTCAGGCTTATCAACAATTTATGTCTCCCTATCAACAACAAGTTATTGACACGACTTTAGCGGAGTATGACATACAAGCAAAAAAAGGGGCTCAAGGGACTGCAGCCGACGCTATAACAGCCGGAGCTTTTGGTGGTGGACGTGAAGGTATACAAAGAGCAGAATATCAATCTAATTCAGATAGAAATAGGGCGGCAACACAAGCAAAACTATTACAAGAAGGTTTTGGTCAAGCTAATCAATTAGCTAACCAAGCATTTACTCAACAAAGAAATTTAGCATCATTACAACCATCTTTAGCCGCTACTGGAATTCAACAATTAGGTGGAGCAGGAACACAAAACTTAGCTTATCAACAAGCTCAATTAGATGCAGCACAACAAAGAAATCAATTAGCATATAATGAACCTTACAGTAGACTAGGAATGTATGGATCAGGCATAGCTTCACAAATTAGTGGCTCACCTTATATGACAAGCACTATTGGAAGTGGTGCAGGAAATGTTGGACCTTTATCTCAAGCTTTATCTGCAGGATTAAGTGCATATGGTTTAGGTAGCATCTTCGGAGGCAGAGGTTAATGTATTTTAAAAGACCATCCTTTAAAAGAGGAGGACCAACTGGTATTGATCAACTAACACCTAGAGCACAAGCTAGAGGCGGTGGAAACATCGGTGGCGGCGGTATTGGCGGTAGAAATCTTGGAACAAGAACAGGGTTTAATGTTATATTAAATGAGTTTGGAATGCCTTATGAAAAACCACCCTCTACTTACAAACCAAATTTTAATTTAAGTGGAAATTCTTACATTCCAAGAAATTATCCTTTAACAGTAATTCCTAATGCACCAAGTAAATTCTCACGTCTTTTAGCAAAATATCCAAAATCTGTTTATGGAGGTGGATTAACTGCTGGTGCAGGAGTAGGAACAGGTATAGCTTTATTAGCGGACGCTTATCAAAAAGCAACTAAGACTCCGTTAGCTTACAAAAAATTAAAAGAAGTAAGTAAAAGACCTTACTATTTTGATGAAACTAATA